CCTCAGTCAAGATGCCAATGGCGTTAGGGGCCATAGCGGCAAAGGTGGTCTTGCCGATCTTGCCTTGACCAACGATCACGATTTTGGGGCTGCGCACTCGGCGCGTCTTGGAGATGGATTTCAAATCAAACATGTCAGTCTTTCAAAAGTTCAATGGAGGGTTTTGCAGGTTTGCTCGTGATGTACTCAGCGGCCTGTGCGTAGGCTGCTGAATCCAGATCTTTCAAGGCACGCAGGTGCGTCAGGTCTACCTCGGCCTTCCAGCGGAGTGCGGTCTGTGCGTTCTTGCCCAAGGTATCCCAGTTGGCTTGCACCTTGGCCGTGTCAACCGTGCGGTTGATCTTCCAGGTGATCTTGACCTCCTCGTCGGTGTGGCTACCTTCACCGCCATCTGGCTTGGTGAATTGCTTTTCGATCAGTTCTTCAAGGCGCAGGCGCTCGGCCTTGGCGGTTGCTTCGGCCAGCTTGGCTTGGCGCAGTTGTGCGGTCAGTTCAGAAATCATTTTGGTCTTCCTTAATTTGTGCCAGTGCGGCTTCTTCAATTTCCTCGACCACGCTATCGCAGAGCAGGTGGGCAATGTTCTCACCTAAGTGGAAGGCTTTGTCGAGGGTCACACTTTCTGGGTAGCTAGGCTCATCACGTGAGCCTGCGAAAGCTGCTTCATACTCCAGATGGCAAGTCAACTGGATGTCATTGGCGGCATAGTCAAACACCATGACACCACGGTCTGCGTGCGGAGGTTTGGTTTGCTCGTCAAAGCACAGATCAGCAAAGCGTGCCAGTTCGTTGACGGTGAACACAGCAACGGCCAGTTCGTCTTTGGCGGCTTGCTGGGCCAAACGAATGATGGTCTTGTCGTCCATCATGATGACCTCCGGCAATTTTTAACGCAAGAAGGTGATTGCTTGGATTGACACACACCAAGGATTTGGCAGCGGGTCAGAGGCTTGGGTTTGAACCAAATGGTTTTCATGATGACCACCATGCGACAAGGAGGAATGCCAAGCCAACGCCAATGGCGAGGGCAACCAAGAAGTCAAAGGCAACTTCTGCACGGGCGTGCAGCTTGGCAGCTTTGACCTGTGGGTGGTAGTGGTATTTGTGGTGTTTCATGGTTTGCTTTCAATGGTAGGGGGCCGTAGCCCCCGTTTGGTTATTAGGCTGTGAGAACTTTGTGGCGGCGAACTTGGGCCGTTGCATAAGCCCAGGCAGTTGCTGTTGCCTGAGATGGGAAAGATCTGCTGCGTTGCTGCACGCCAAACTCTTTCCATTCGCCGTTAGCTTTACGTGCGTTTTGCACCCAGGCGGCAAAGGTTGTGCCGTTGTTGTTCAGGCCAACAACCCAGCCGATCTCACGGCCTTTGTTGTCCATGCGGCCTGTGCCGATGTAAGTTTCTGTCATGTCGTTGTATGCTGCTTCTGTCATTTTGTTTCCTTAGGCCTTTCGGCGTGATGCCAAGAACAATTTCGTTGGCATGGCTAAATTCTAGCATGAGGCTAGACACCAAAAAGCAGATTGCTAGAAAAATAAATCGTAGGTGCTTTCCCTAATGCGTTGACGTTCAAGCAGTCTGCTAGACTCGGCCACCTATGAACACACATATCACACCAGATGAGCGCCGACAACTGGCAGAAAAAGTTGGCATCAATGAACAGTACCTCTACCAGTGCCTGACTGGCCGGCGTGAGATGTCAGCCTCTGAGGCTGTAAGAGTAGAGCAAGAGACAGGTGGTCGGCTGGGGCGCAAGATGGTGTGCCAGGGCACTTGGCAGTCCATCTGGCCTGAGTTGGTGGAGGCTCGGGCATGACATCCCTATCAACCATCTTCCCCAATGGCTTTGCGGCAGCAACAGAAAGCCAAGACCTGATCAACCCTGAGGCTGCGTTCAGGACTCACTGTGAGGCATCTGGCCTGCTGATCAAAGACCTCATCGCTGATGGCGAGATCCACCGGGTGCCTCATGTGTCGAGCAAGAAGGGGTCACTTGACGGGTGGTACATCTTGCACACCAGCGGCAAGGTGCCAGTGGGCATTGCCGGCTGCTGGAAAGAGCCTACGTTTGAAGCTAAGTGGGTGGCTGACATTGGCAGAACCATGAGTTTCACCGAGAGGTTTGAGCATGACAAGTGGGTCAGTGATCTTAAGGCCAAGAAAGAGGCTGAGAGATTGGCATCCCAAGCAGTGGCAGCAGAGCGTGCAGAAGATGAGGTCGGCACCTATGCTGATGCCTCCAACGATCACCCTTACTTGGTGAGAAAACACATTCAGGCACATGGCATCAAGATTGATCGTGCTGGCCGGCTGGTGGTGCCAGTGATCAATCAGTCTGGTGAGATCTTGTCCTACCAAACCATTGACGCAGAAGGAAATAAGAGGTTCCTCAAGGGTGGCAAGATCGAGGGTGGCTTCTTTGAGTTGCGGGGTAACCGCAAGATCGTGTTCGTGGGGGAGGGGTTTGCCACTTGCGCATCGATTCATGAGGCTACGGGCTACACCGTCATGGTGGCGTTTGACTGTGGCAACTTGTCCAAGGTAGCCAAAGCAGCCAAGGAGATGTTCCCCGGCTCAAAGATTGTGATTGGCGCTGACAATGACCAGTTCACCGAGGGAAATCCTGGCGTGACCAAGGGCCGTGCGGCAGCGGCTATGGTGTTTGGCGAGATTGTTTACCCATCATTTGGTGATGCTGACATGGTGGACAATAAGCCAACAGATTGGAATGACCTGCACTGCCTGCAAGGACTGGATGCCGTGAAAGAACAAATCGAGCGCGTGGCTGGGCCTGTGCGTGACAAGCTGGCGTTTGAGTTCACCAGAGCAGATTCCCTGAAATTGAGCGAGATCAAGTGGGTGGTGGATGACTACATCGAAGCTGACTCTTTGGCGCAAGTGTTCGGTGATCCAGGCGGGGGAAAGTCCTTTGTGAGCATTGACTTGGCCTGCTGCGTAGCAACCGGCAAGGACTGGCACGGTCACCAAGTGCAGCAAGGGGCAGTGTTCTACATTGCTGGCGAGGGCCACAACGGACTGGCTCGGCGCTTTAAGGGCTGGGAACTGGGCAATGGCACCACTCTGGACGGAGCACCACTGTTCAAGAGCCACAGGGCAGCGCAACTGTATGACGCAACAGAGGCAGCGCTGGTTGCTGATTCCATCAAGACTTTGTCGGCTGAGTGTGGGCACATCCCTTCCATGATCGTGATTGACACTCTGGCTCGGAACATGGGCGGGGATGAGAACTCCACACAAGACATGAACAGCTTCATCCAGCACTTGGACACTTACTTGCGGCAAGATTACAAGTGCTGCGTGCTGGTGGTCCACCACAGTGGGGCAATGGACAAGGATCGATCACGGGGATCAACCGCCCTGAAGGGCGCACTGGATGCGGAGTACAAGTGCCAGTTGGATTCTGGCACCAAGACCATCCAGTTTGAGTCCAAGAAGATGAAGGACGCAGAAATGCCTGCGGCCAAGAACTTCCAGATCACCCAAGTGGATCTGCCTATCCTCGACAAGCACGGCAACGCAGTCAAGGGTGCGTACCTCACCAGTGTGGATATCTCGGGGCTGGTGAGCAGCATCCAAAAGAAGAAAACCATACCCGGCAACCAGAGGATTGCTCTTAACTGCCTAGTCGCCATCGAGCAGCACAAGCGTGCCGAGGGGCTGGACGGCATTGAGGTGTCGGCCACGTATGACGAATGGCGAGATTCAGCCAAAGGACATGGGCTGGACTACCGCAGGTTCAAAGAAGCATCTGCCGCACTGGTCAAAAAAGAGATGGTTATTGAGCGCAATGAGGTGTTCAGAACAGCACCACCGGCGGTCGAAAACACGGCCAACAATGGGGGCTTGTAACTTTGTTACATCGGTTTTGAACCGAAGTGAACCGAAATGTAGCCTGGAGTTACATGAAAAAAGCACCGCACCGAACCGAAATGCACCGAAATCGGTGCATCGGTGCACCGAAAACCTGCACCGAAACATGCACCGATGCACCGAAAGCACCGATAAATGAACCGAAAAATGACGTTTTGGGCCGTGTTGGCTGCACCGAAAGCACCGATAGGGGTATACATACCCTATCGGTTCGGTGCACCGACCCCCGCAAAAAAACATCGGTGCATCAAGGCAAATGGATTTGGAAAGGAACAAGAGATGATTGAGGTGGAAATGGACATGAAGATCGTCAGCATGGCGAATGTGAGGATGCACTGGGCGGTGAAGGCAAAGTTGGTCAAGAGTCAGCGTCAGAAGGCGTTTAACGCTCTGGCGAGTGTTGCCGCACCTCCGGCCTTGCCTTGCACGATTGTGCTCACCAGAGTGGCTCCTAGGGCTTTGGATGGGGATAATCTGCAATCTGGATTCAAAGCGGTGAGGGATGGGGTGGCTGACTGGCTTGGAGTTGATGATCGAAGCAAGCAAGTGGAATGGCAATACAGGCAGCGACCTGGTACCGTGAAGACATACAAGGTTGAGATCGAGGTGATAGCATAGTGGTGCGAGCAAATGCAGTTGCCGCATATTCGGGGAAAGCGCCAGTTCGGTGTGAGTACCCTTCTTTTTTGAGGAGTCTACAAGTGACTGAAAACTTGGCGTCAGAGATGACAGTGAAGAATCGTCCAGGCAGGCCAACGCTGTATCCGATTGAACACCCCATCTGGGCTGAGATATGCAGACAGATCTCAACAGGGAAAAGCATCACCAGCACGCTCAAACAGCCTGGTATGCCCAGCTACCAATGCGCCATGCTCATGATTCGGAACAATGCAGAGTTCCGCACCATGTACGAAAGAGCCACCGAAAGCCGCGCTGATCGACTGGCTGAAGAAATCATCGAGTTGTCAGATGAAGAAATGCCAGCACATTTGGAAGGCCCAATGGCCTCTGCTTGGGTTCAGCAAAAGCGTATGCAGGTAGATGCACGCAAGTGGGTAGCGTCAAAGCTGTATGCCAAACGATACGGAGATCGCATCGACGTTGCCGTGACCGACACGCGCATCAGCGTCATGGATGCGCTCAAAGAAGCAAAGCAGCGTGTGCTCAAAGATGAAAGCAACGTGGTAGATGTAGAGAGTAAGGCTGTCGATTCGTGACTTGGATGATGGTAATCGATGGCGTTTTTGGCGCATTACGCCAGAATTCTGTATCAATACGCGCACGCGCCCAACCGGCTACGCATCAGGGTTAACCCTGACGCAAACGTGCGTCTACTTCCGACAACGTCCATTATGTTAAGTCGATGCCAAGTTATCCACAGAAAAACTAGCACCGACTGACTACAACTTGAGTTATCCACAAGCTGCTGTGGATAACTTTGGACAAAACCCTGTGGACAACCCGTGGCTGGCCGTCCCGCCGGCGAAGGCGGGGGGGGGAGGGCCGGCGGGGAAAGGTCACGGTGACGGTACCCCCTCCGACATTTTTTAATTTTTTGTTTTTTGATTTTTGATTTAACATCTGCCCCATGCCGATCTACCAAAACGCACTAGCCAATCGCCCAGCGAACATGCTGGCGTACCAGGACACATTGAGTGCGACCCCGCGCAATCAGGTGCTTGGGTACTTGGCTGATTTGGCGGCTGCGTCTTACGCACCTCAGAGAACGCAGCAGATGCAGGGCATGGCGCAGTTCTTGTCACTGCCCGCGGTTGCACAAACCCTTGACCGCCTGTCCTATGGTGAACCACTGACCACTGGCAGGGGGATGACCACCCAGATCAGGCCAGAGGCCATCGAGGCGGCAATGGCCGTAGCACCACTGGCGCAACCTGTGACGATGGCGACCTTGCAGGCTGCGAGGGCAGCAAGGCAAGCTGCGATGGCTGGTGGCCGTGCTGGTGAGAGATATGCTGAACGGGTACTGCCAGGCATCATGGAGCGAGGTGGAATGCCTGCTCAACTGGTGATGGATCTGACGCAAGGTGCCAGAAGTCAGGCTTTGCCAACGCAGGGCCGCAGTGGGTTTGGTGCTTTTGACCCGAGGTATGACCCAAGGGTGAAAGAGCAAGAGCGTTTGCGTGAGATGACCCGAGACATTCAGTTGAATCCTGGTGCGGCGAATGCACCGGCTGTTTCACTGGCTGATTTTGAGGGCAGGCCGTTTATCACGAGCATGGCTGACAGAACGGCTGCTGGTGGTAAGTTGGTGGGCATCAATGATGTGAAGTTCAACAGGCCGGTGGAGTTGCTGGGTGGTCAGGACTACATGTTCAACAATCCTGGTCAGGTGTGGGCCAGTGCGCAGGGTCCGGTCAAGCAGTTGATGGAACAAGCTGCGGAGATCAAGCAGGCAACGGGAAAAGACCCGTTGTATATACCTTGGCGCATGGCACCGACTGGTGGTGATTTTGCTGCAATGACTGGCGAAACGATGTTGGCGTATGCTGACAGTGCGATGGGCAAGATTCAGAAAAGAAGTTTGGACAAGTCGATCAAGAAGATGATTCCTGATTGGGCTGGTGTGTCTGACCCTGCGAGTGTGGAGCAGTTTAGGAATGCGTCAGACAAGACGCGCAAGGCCATCAAGCAGATGATGGATGTGAATTTCCGCGATACTGGTGGGCTGAACATTGGTGGCGCGAGGTTGGCCGTGTCAGATCCGGCGCAATTGGCTGCGCAAGAGGGTGGTGTGATGAACGTGGGTGAGATCTTTGCTGGCCGTCCGATGATCATGGAGTCTGGTCACCCGTCTTATCCCCGAGGGGTGCCTGGACAGGGCATTGGCACTTTGGCTGAAGACAGGAACATTTTTGAGTTGATGCCTGAAGTGGTGCAGGCCAGAGGCATACCTGACCCAACGAATCCAAGGGCAACGGACATTCGTGCGTTGCAGATGAAGCCTTATTCTGGAGTCATCACCAACCAGTTGCTCAAGCGCCTGGGATACTGAACAGGAATTTGGGGTCAAATTTGCTGGCGAATTTTTCACCGTACCGAGCAGACAGAAATGCCCGCACCGATTCTTCGGTGACAACGCTGACGCCGGTGACAACGCACCGGGTTTCGTGCAGGCCAAGTGCGTCAAGCATTTGCTTTGGCATCTTGATCTCGGTGTTGACAATTGGAGATAGAATCATGGCTCCATTCTATCAAAACGCTAGATAAATGCAAACCACCATCTACAAGCCCGAAGACGAGCAGGAGTTGATGGCAACGCTGTGGACCCCGGCGATTGCCGATGACCCAGAGGCGTTTGTGCTGTTTGCTTTTCCTTGGGGCCAGGAGAACACCCCCTTGGCGCATTTCAAGGGTCCACGTAAATGGCAAAGGGAAGTGCTGCGTGAGATCACTGAGCACATCAAGCGCCAGCAGGGCCGCATAGACTTTGAGACACTGAGACATGCCGTGTCTTCTGGCCGTGGTATCGGCAAGTCTGCGCTGGTTTCTTGGCTGACCATTTGGATGTTGTCCACCAGGATAGGCTCGACCACCATCATCTCGGCCAACAGTGAGTCTCAGCTACGTGCGGTGACATGGGCCGAGATCACCAAGTGGTTGGCGATGAGCATCAACAGCCATTGGTTTGAGGTGGCAGCGACAAAGATCACGCCTGCCAACTGGCTTACTGAGTTGGTCGAAAAGGATCTGAAAAAAGGCACCCGTTATTGGGCTGTTGAGGGCCGTTTGTGGTCAGCCGAAAATCCAGATGCCTATGCTGGAGTCCACAACTTTGATGGTGTCATGGTGATCTTCGACGAAGCATCCGGTATCGAGGACAGCATTTGGGCAGTGACGGCTGGATTCTTTACCGAGAACACCCCCAATCGCCTCTGGCTGGCTTTTTCCAACCCACGCCGAAACACGGGGTACTTCTACGAGACATTCCACTCAAAACGAGACTTCTGGAACACCAAGGTGGTGGACGCCAGGACGGTGGAAGGCACGGACAAGGCTGTGTACCAGAACATCATTGACGAGTATGGTCCTGACTCAAGCCAGGCTCACGTCGAGGTTTACGGCCAGTTTCCCAATGCTGGCGATGACCAGTTCATCCCGTCAAACATTGTGGATGAGGCGATGAGCAGGTCCAAGTACAAGGACCAGACTGCTCCCATCATTGTGGGGGTTGACCCAGCACGGTTTGGAGCAGATGCCACGGTGATTGCTATTCGCCAAGGCCGAGACATTGTGCGAGTTGACCGCCACAGGGGTGATGACACCATGACGGTGGTGGGCCACATCATTGAGGCCATTGAGGAGTTCAAGCCTGCCTTGGTGGTGATTGACGAGGGAGGTCTTGGCGCCGGCATTGTTGACCGGCTGAAAGAGCAACGCTACAAGGTCAAGGGTGTCAACTTTGGCAACAAGAGTGCCAACCCCATCATGTATGGCAACAAACGCGCAGAGATGTGGGGCAAGATGAAGGAGTGGCTGAGATCTGCCAGCATCCCGAAGGACAGGTTCTTGAAGACTGATCTGGTTTCGCCTATGATCAAGCCAGATTCAAAGGGTACGATTTTTCTGGAGAGCAAGAAGGACATGAAAGCCAGAGGTCTTGCGTCACCCGATGCAGCCGATGCCATCTGCGTGACTTTTGCGTTCCCTGTGGCTCACAGAGAGTACACTGAACAACCACTCACTAGGCGCAACGCTCAAAACGGCGCTGCCACAACATCTTGGATGGGGGCTTAAATGGCTACGAAAAAAGGCGTTTCACTCTCTGTCGGCCGTGGCGAGAAGCTGCCCGTATCCAAGGGTGCGGGCTTGACAGCCAAGGGCCGCGAGAAGTACAACCGCGAGACTGGCTCCAACCTCAAGGCTCCGGCTCCGAACCCCAAGACCAAAGCCGACCAAGGCCGTAAAGACTCGTTCTGCGCCCGCATGGAAGGGGTGGTTAAAAACGCCAAAGGTCCAGCAGAACGGGCCAAAGCATCACTCAAACGATGGAAGTGCTGATCATGGCTACGAAACCTGGACTCTACGCAAACATCAACGCCAAACGCGCCCGTATTGCCGCAGGCAGCGGCGAGAAGATGCGCAAACCTGGCGCTGCTGGCGCACCCACGGCCAAGGACTTCAAAGAGTCGGCCAAAACCGCTAAACCTGCCAAAAAGGCCAAGTAATGCC